ATCTATTGATTCGACAATGAATGTGCTCATCCATGAACTCGCGCATGTCACGGTGGATGAGTACGATCACTCGGAAGCATTCTGGGCATCTTTCAAAGATCTCAAGGAGTTGTGCAAGACACTGGGTATATACAAACCACTTGAAAGTTCCGTCGAATATTGCGGTATCACTATCCGAGATTAATTTTCTCAACTCATGTTAAATGTCTGGTGGTATCGTTCAGCTCGTCGCAACTGGTGCTCAGGACACTTGGTTAACAGGTAAGCCGGAGGTTTCTTTCTACCGCTCCAGCTACAAGCGTTACACGCACTATGCCATGTCCCCCGAACGCCAGCTGATTCAGGGTAATCCATCCGCTGGTAACATCTCCACGATTCGTTTTGAGAAGAAGGGCGATCTGATCAACTACGTGTACCTCACTGCCAAGGATACCACTGGTTCCTTGATTCCAAACATCGACTGGACCAAGGTCATCGACAAGGTGGAGCTTCTGATTGGCGGTCAGATTGTAGACACACAGGACATTACATGGATGACAAAGATTGAGCCAGTGACTGGTGCCCAGAACTTCTCCTCTCGTTTCCTGAACAACAACAGCAGCGGTCCAACGAATGTTACAAATGGTTTCCTGCCTCTGAAGTTTTTCTTCTGCAAGGACTGGAACGTGTCGCTGCCTCTGGTGGCGCTCCAGTATCACGACGTTGAGCTTCGCATCACATGGAGCACCAGCCTGTCTTCTTCTACACTGTCTGTGTTCAACGGAACAACCACAGCAGCCACGGCTTACTCCTCATTCCAGTATGAGGCGTGGACCAACTTTGTCTACCTGGACCAGGCGGAGCGTGAGTACTTTGCCAACACGCCAATGGACATGCTGATCACCCAGGTTAACCGCATCCCCATCGGCACACAGAACATGCAGGAGCTGGCGCTGGCTCACCCCATTAAGTTCCTGGCATTCTCATCCAACAACTACACAACAGCATATGGCACAGCGACACAGATTGCACCCATCAACTACCAGTTCAAGACGCAGATTAACGGTGTGGATGTTGGCGACTCGCGATCCATGTTCCAGTGGATCGATGTTCCCCAGTATTACCACACGCCTTACGGCTACAACCACGCACAGGCAACTGCCAACGTTGCTCTGATTTCATACTGTCTGGATACATCCAAACTGCAGCCAACTGGCACGCTCAACTTTTCTCGCATTGACACCTATCGCATCGTTGCCCCAGCAGGCGTGTCTCTGAGCACGCTCTCCGGTGCCGCAGGAAACTACTTTTACGCAATAAACTACAATGTTCTGCGCATCAAGGATGGAATGGCAGGACAGTTATACTCGAATTAAAAAAATAATATAAAGAATACCACCTACAAATCATACACTCTCCAATGAAAAAGACTGGAACGAACGGCTTGAAGTTCTCAGGGGACGTATCGTCCACTGGATGAGCAATGAGCCTGAACGCGACTTATCATTTGAACATCTCTTTTTTACTTTTTCTGTGGCTTCATAAACTTGGTTACAATATAAAATATAACAGCTGCGATGAATGCCGTTGCGAGCATACCTGTCGCTGACAGGTTACCGGCATCACTCATAAATTTAGGAATCATATCCGCCAATTTGTTCTGAACTGGCTTGGAGAATGCAACTGTCGCAGCAAGTCCTGCGATGACTGCGTTCAACTGCTCATCAGTCAGACCAAATGGGTTTTTTGAAGACGAAGGAGACGTAGTCCCTGAGGTGGCGTTATCCAGACTCAGTGCAGCCACCTTCTGGTTATGCGGATTCTTGTATGGACCACCCATGGACGAAGGAGGACCGTAGTTGTCCAGCTCAGCACTTGGTACAATGTCAGCTATTGATGTCGAGAAATCCATTTCTATTTGAGGAGGTTTTATTTCTGGTTTAAATAACTCACGTTGATCAACTGTGCGTGTCTGGAACTCTGGCTGGAGTTCGGGTGGTGGACCAAAAGAACCCTGCGGCTGCGGCTGCTTTGGTTCTTGCTGAATCAGCTGAGCAATGTCACTCGAACCATCAAAATCCAAGTTTTCGATAACCATGTCTACTGTCTCACATGAAATCTTTTATGAATCGGGGACGCAGCCGAATTGGCTTTGGTTTCATACGCCACGGCTGGTCAAATAAGTAATGCCAAGTGTATTCAAAAACAAACCCAAGTTCTCCATGTGTGTCAGGATGGACCAGGGCATCGTACCACGTCTTCCACGCTTCGAATGGGTACTTTTTAATTTTGTTTTTGGATACAATAAATTGACCACATGCATCAGTTAATAAACTTTGATTCGGGTATCGTTTTATATATGGCTCAAAAAGATACCAATATTTAGCAATTTGTAAATAGTAGCTTGACTTTACATTATATGGCGACGGTTCACTGAGCCAGTACCCATTCAAAGGGATGTAACAATCACCTGTGAGATGAGCACGTTCGATAAGTTCCAACATGTGATGTTTGTATTTTTGATGTTTATTATATTCATGTCCGTGAATAAATGCCATGTAATCTGGAAGATTGTCCCAATGATCAATAATATAACGTATATATGAACTCGATTCATTTCCTCTGTTTGGAATGACAATCGATGGCTCAATTGCTGGGGTTTCAGAGCCTTCGTGATCAATGACAGCAACGTCCCATGTGGCACGTTTTAACCATGTAAGATCTTCTCTAAAATGACTTGATACAATAACCTTTCGTTCTTTTGTCCTTGTCAAAAGAATGAGTACAAAAAATATAATGATACTCAGAAGCAATGTGAGCTTCATCTAAGTGTACTACACCTTTTTAACAGTCACACCTGGACGCCGTGCGCTTGCAGTGGGCGTCCCTGCAGCTGATAAAGGCGTTGCGACGTGCCGAGGATTGTAGTTCTTCTGGTGGTATTGCCACATGGCATCTGATCCAATTCGAAACCCCTTTCGGATTGGAGCCTTGTAATAAAAGACACAATCTTCGATTCTATTGGATTTGCTAGTGTTGTCGAGGACGAGGCACTCGTAGTTTTCCGTGCAGGCGTTCATCACCTGACAAAACATGTCGAACGTCGGAAAGACACCAAAGAACGCCTTGTAAAGACGCTCGCGATTCTGAATCACATTCTCACGGAGGACAAACACATAGTCGACATTTGCACGCAGGTCGGGCGTCAGGTCCATGCAGTACTGCATCGTCAGCAAAAAAAAGATTTTCCAGTGACGACCGTTCATGAAGCACTGCCGGATGCACGTATCCTTCATGAACGCCTTGTCGTACATGCAATCGTCCAAAAGCAAAAATGCACTCGACTTTCCACCCCCAGATACAATTCTACGCTGCCGCTCGAGAACCTTTTCAATCGCATCTCGCTTGTAGTCTCCGTAGATGAACAAGTCTGGAACAAACTGGCGATAGTAGTGATTACCATCCTCCGTACCGGACATGACAATACCCGCTGGAATGTGCTTTTTGTGATACATGATGTCAGTGACGAGCGTCGATTTACCGGTTCCACGCTTTCCGATGAACACGCACACCTTGTCGTCGCCGATCATGTTCGGATCAAACTTTTTCAGTTGTAGATTGGTCATTACTGATAGTACGCTGGTTTTTTTGCGCACCTAATTTTCGCACCTTAAATAAGCTTTTCTAAAATTGCGATACGCTGAGTCATCAGGTCCCGTGGAGTCACATTCGACTCGAGACGACGTCTCAGCATGATAACCTGTGTCATGGCACCTGCATACTCTGCAGGCTTGGTCTTGTCCACCGCTGCTAAGAGCGCTTCTGCATCACTCAGAGCCTTCTGGAGCACAGACTTTTGTGCAGGGTCAACAGCAAACATCATCTGATTGTCAACATCGTCAAGTTCAGGAATAAGAGTATTTAGAGGAAACGCCATATATTACTCTAGAGACTTCATCTTTATGGAACAATCCGCGATTGATATTTTCTTACCCGTGATGGAATCCAGCGTCGTTCTCGCAGCCCACTACGCCAAGGCGTGTGGACGAGACTGTGTCACATCACAGGACATGTGCTACGGAATGATGTATGCTGCTCGAAATATCACTGGAAAACAAATCGGAAGTATGTTCCCCGAGGTTTACGACTCTGAAGACGACTCTGGAGAGGAGGGATCCCAACCCGAGGACGATGAAGAAGTCGAGGCAGCCTGGAGTCGCTATGATGGAACTGACAATGAACATGCAATGAATATGAACGCGTGTGCAGATTCATGGGATGCATGGGAACCCGAAACCCCAGCAGAACGTGCGTTGAAAAACGCAGTCAACAAAGCAAAGGAAGAGTATGTATGAACTTCTCGAGGAGGATGAAGACTCTGACGAGGAAATCATCCCAAAAGTAAAGTACTCGGTGATTCTCCAGAAGGAAGAGTATGAAGATGATGACGATGAAGAGGATCCTTTACCGTTTGTAGACTTGGGTCCAGGATACTATTTTTTTGATGAGGACACTTGATCGAAGGGGGTCAGACCGGCGGTGTCCTCCGGACATCTGATTGTCTCGGAACTTTTTTCTATGCATAAATTAAAAATGTCTGGCATCCTATCTGGCACAGCAGGCGCCCTGATCCCCTCCGTGTCCGCGGGTTTCTTCTTTGCCACTGCGATTGCGTGGATGGACGTGATCCGCTGGGTCATTTCCCAGCTGGTGAATGTCAACAAGAACGGCGGTAACTACTACCTGCTGAGCGCCGTGTTCACCACGCTGCTGTCCATCGTGGTGATGATGACACTGGCTCGTCTCCAGGAGATGAACGGTAAGAAAATGTAAGTATTCCATTAGGGTACTATGGAACCAAAAATCTTCAACATGACAATTCTCGATTGGCTCGCATCTTTTATGGGATCTGGGTTGGTTGGGGCGCTCGTGTTTAAACTCAAGGGAGCCCAGGCGTGGGCTATTTTTCTCCTCGCCTGGATTCTGATTGGTCTTTTTGTAAATAAATTTTTTGGTATCCAAACCCAGCCTGGATACTATTTGGGAATCACGAAAGACCCAAAGTATCCTGAATTAAACAATGGAATTGTCCAATTAACGTAGGTTACGCATCAGTTTTCGAATAGATTCATTAGTGAAACCATTTCTTTTGAGTTCGGCGTTGAGTCTAGCATTTGCAATTTTTGCCTTATTTTCTGCGCTGTGACGCACGGCTGCTGCTTTGGCTGCTTTGGCTGCAGCCTTTCTAACTTTTTCATAATTTAACGGGTGTTCAAGCCAAGCCATTTCCTATGTACCAAGAAAATTTTACACAAACATTGGTTCATTTAAAGTTGTATTGACTCGCTGAGAAAGACTTGTGTTTCTCTTTCTCGCGGTTGCAATTGCATTTGCTTGTCGAGCAAGTTTGTTTCTCGCAATTTTATTTGCAGCAGCTTGTCGAGCAAGTTTGTTTCCATTTGCTCTCGTGCGATTGAGCAGTGCGCGAAGATTGTTACGGGAAAGAGTAGAGTTATGTTTGACCCCTAGCTTATTCAGCTGCCCCTGTAATCTTACGCGCCGTATACGATTTATTTCTCTCCGAAACGCATCCATTTCTATGTATCAAGAAAATTTATGTCATGTGCACGCCTAAACTCAGTTGACACGGAAAAGTCATCCACAAACAATGACGACGACTCTCGCTCGCCCTGGTCTCATGTTCACCGCGTTTCCTCTGCCAACACCCGAAGCGCGTCTTGGTCCTACCATGTCCACGTACCAGTTTGGGTTAGATCTAGAGGGTTTTCCCAAGGCTGGTAATGTGTATGTGATTTGTGACGATGGCTCGATCCAATCTCGTGATCACCCAGATCGCCCAATCGGATGGCAACTCATCGAGACGACAGATGGATGGATGTATCGTGTGACGCAGATGAACCACAAGCCCAAGCCTCTAGCTGTTTCATTTTATGGGTGGGCGGAAGATATTCCCAAGGGTCGCGGTTACATTGGCTCCGTTGTAGTGGCAGCGCGTCAGCAAGCCGAGCCACAAGACGCAGAGGTGATTGAACAGAAGGACCAAGATGAGGAGGTGAGCTCGACGCCGCCGTCTACGCCGTGTCAGTCTCCGAAATGTCCAGGCGCGCCTCGCAAGTCTGACATTGATAAGATTGCATCCATCGACCCGCTCCTGGCGCAATGCGCCGTCATGTTGGGGGATCCAGTCCAGACGGAGGCAATGTCCAAGTTTGCAGAGGGGAAGATGAGCTATGCGGAAATGCGCGGACTTTGCGGTTGAATTTCTTAACATAGTGTAATGGAAGCGGAGCTTGTGTTTACAATTTTATTGTCTATTGTTGCACTCTTTGTCCTTTTCCGCACCGAATCACGCGATTCAGACAAACATATTAGAACTCTTTATAGACAAGCGGCTCGGTTTGCATTTGCATCAGTCCAAGATGAATCGAGTGTCATCAAGACGCTCCATGCCAATTACGCAATGGGTTATCTCTTGGCACTCAAGGATATAACGAATGCAACTGAATTTAAACGCGCAACAGGTGACGACTTGGCGTCATTTGAATACAAAATTACCCGCATACAAGATTTGTCAACTGTGAATCTTGTATCAGAGTGTGAGGAACTCATACCAGACGAAGACCCGATGCTTCTCCGCGCAATGTACATTAAAATTTAAAACTGAATACACATTAATGGAGGCTGTGATTGTGAATGTTCTCAATAGTCAGCTCAAGGCGTACCCACCAAAGAGTCCGATTGACGTGATTCGCACAGCCAAGATGCTCATCCAGGATATGAAGATGGATGTGTCCATCATCAATGTTATCGAAATTGTTGCTCGTGGTCAGGACGGCATCGAGGGCACACCCGACGACATCATCCCACCTGTCATCATGAGAGGGATTCGTGTCCTTTTGAATGAGGATATGATTCAGGACATTGCAAATGAGCTCGGTCAAGTCAAGCTTCCAAAGGAGGGATGTTTCTGCTTCTAGGTGTTCACATATACTATTCGTCGTTGATTAAATGGAATACCATTAAAATTTGTTGTAGCCGCCATCGTGTATGCTCCCATGCGATTCCATGTGAGCACATCACCAACTTTAAGCCCAACGGGCAGTGAAATACTACGCGCGATGATATCCGCGCCGTCACATGTTGATCCAAACAGTGTGACGTTTTCAAGTTCTGCATCTTCATCCACGACGGGTTCGGGCTCGGCGTGATCCATGAGAATGCAATTAAATGCACCGTAGAGTGACTCGTCTATAGTCACGGCACCATCCTTTGTGCCGATGACTGGAGTGTACAGAGTTGCTGTATTCTCTGCGAAAAACCGACCTGGTTCGGCTATAACCTCGTACGCGTCAAGACCCGTTTCTTTGAGTGCGTCGTTGATGCACTCTGCAGCATCTTCAATGTCCATGCTGGATGAAAATCCTCCGCCAATGTCGACGAGTTGGGGATTATATCCATATTCCTTGAGAACGTCAATGGCACGTGCTGATGTGTAAATAGCATCGGCGTATGCACGGGTCGAACGAGCCCCTGATCCTACGTGAAAACTCACACCAGTAATGTCCAGTTTGAGTTCTTTGGCTCGTTCAATAAGGGTGTACCAATCAGACTCGCCTGCTCCGTACTTGTTTCCAAGGGTACATACCGCTGTTGGGTCATCAGCCCGGATTCGCATAATAACCTCCATGTTTGGTGCATAAATGGCCATTTTTTCAAGTTCACACACAGAGTCGAAAGTCGTTCGTGTAACCCCATTCTTAGATGCGTAGAGAATGTCTGCAGGACGTTTACATGGGTTTGCGTAAATCACTTTTTTTGTCTTTACAATTTCAAGTTCTGCTGGGCTTGCACAGTCGAATCCAGCTCCGAGGTCAGCGAGGGTCTGGATGAGGAGTGGGTCCGGATTACACTTGACTGCGTAATACGGTGTCACATTTGGGAAGAGGGACGTCCATTTTTTGTATGCTGCTCGTGCAACTTCAAGATCAATGATGTAATGAGTGTCAATCATCAGAGCCGAGCGCTCCTGTGTGACGTGAACATTTTAGTTCCAGTCAATTGGGTCCCATATCCCGTGAATAGTAATGTCCAATGGGTAAAACGGTTGGATCGACCATTGTCCTGTATGACTGAGAATGTCACACATGATATGAAATGCATAAATCTTTCTGTGTGCTTTCGGGATGAATGCAAGCGCCCACAGTGAGTGTGGCACTTTATAAAAAAGTGCGTACATGTACCAATCCTTCTTTACACGCCACGGTATGTTTCCTGGTGTCAAGAAAAGCATCATGGGCACATCAGGTGCAAGCGACCACAGTGACCATTGACTAAAGTACAAACGTGTCACCAAAATGTGACCAATCCATAACATAAAAGATTGAAGCGTCTGAACATTAAGTAGCAATGGAGCGTGTATTTTTGCTCGATCGTTCTGGGTCTATGCAGTCTTGTGTGGATGATACCATTGGTGGATTCAATGCATTTGTCGAGTCGCAAAAATCGTTCGGGGGTACAATGACGCTGTGTTTGTTTGATCACGAGTTTGAAATCTTGTACGACAAGGTGCCGATTGACCAGGTTGTTCCTTTGACGAATGATACGTACCTCCCTCGTGGAGGGACTGCTCTGCATGATGCCATGGGACAGGTTCTCAAAATGAACCTGTCCGACGACGCGATGGTTATTATTCTCACCGATGGTGAGGAGAATTCGTCCAGGTCGTACACGTCTGCGCACGTCAAGGATCTGGTTGATTCCAAGTCATGGAAGTTTGTCTACCTCGGTGCAAACCAAGATGCCGTATTGACTGCACAGGGTCTAGGTATCAACACATCTATGGATTATGATACAAGTAGGACACCCGAGCTGTTTCGGGCACTGAGCGCTACGGTTACCCGATATTCACAGGATCCTTCGGATGGGCTCAATTTTTAGTCCACCCGTACTTTGCTAGTCCCTCGAGTTTTTCCTCGTACTCACGGAGTTCCCCCTTGCCCGTCACTTCGCCGCGAATCTCTGGACCAGACAGAGTCACTGCATCGATTACAAAATCCTTGAACGCCTCACACGCCAAGGGAACAATGGGTTGAATGAGCTCCCAAATCTGACGCGCAGGCTCTTGAATTTCAGGCTGCGCATGACAATCCATACGCAAACGCAAAAAATGAAGGAGATTGTGTAAATTCTGCTTCCATATAAACTCGGTCATTGTTCCGAGTGGGAGGTGAATGCGCGCCTCTTCACGAGCAACACCTTGTTCGATCAGATTTTCGTAAACGTCGAACGCCTGATCGCACGACGCCTTTTGTTCAAAACGACCAACGCCAATAGCATCACCGGAGCCTTGATGATTGGTCGCTGACTGAGCATGATACTCTTCCGGGACATAAAATTCACTTGGTAAAACCGAATACCGTCCAGAAATTTCATTGACGGATGCAGTGCGATGACGAAGCCACTGACGTGCGACGAAAATAGGAACACGCACGTGAAACTTAAACTCAACCATCTCAAACGGACTCGTGTGTTTGTGACGCATGAGATAACGGATGAGTGCTCGGGTCTCTGACTTTTTCGAAGCACCCGTCACTGAAATTCGAGCCGCGTCGACAATAGCCTGGTCATCACCCATATGATCCAAAAGAGTCACTTGACTCATTTAAAAAACAAGTGTCTTTAATCCTTATAATGTTTGCAATTTGTTCACTTGCACTCGGTGAAGAATATAAAAAGACTGTTAAAGTGTGTACGACGAGTCAGGAAGAGTATGCCAAGCGTCATGGGTACACACGGATCACAGATGAGTCTGTGTACGATCCGAGCCGACCATTTCCGTGGTCAAAGATTCGCATCATTCAAAAGTACCTTTCAGACTACGATTTTCTCGTGTGGATGGATGCTGATGTGCTCGTGACCAACCCAGAGATTCGTATCGAAACATTCATCGACATGATGAAACCTGGTGCATTTTTGTTTCTGGGACACGATCTTCAGAATTTAAACACTGGTGTGTTTGTGATTAGGAACTGTCCGATGGCACACGAGTTTCTCTCGGACGTTTGGAACAAGACGGAGTACCTTCATCACATTTGGTGGGAACAAGCTGCTGTCATCGACTTGTGGAAAAATTCTGAAAAGTATCAACCACACATTGACATTCTTGAACATCGTCATGTGAATATAATGA